TTTGATTCATCAACATTAAATCCGATTAATGGATCTGTCAGAATTTTTCTCACAGTTCCACTAATTGGTCCATTATATCTTTTCATAACTCTAGAGGTTTCATTTGTTATTGCCTCTCTTGACACCAAATTTAGTAAAAAACTCTCTCTTTGCGTTTCCTGAAGAACTTGAGTAATACTTGATACAAACAAATATTTTCTAGGATCAGTTGAAAAATCAAGTCCAGTTTTTTCTTTACCATTGTTATTTGCTTTTCCTTGATCTAAAATCTTCATCACCAATCTCTCACCACCTCTTAAGGGAAGTCCATTATAAATTGATTGTTTAGCACCATCAGTTTTCTTTGAATCTTGGGGATCTTTTGGTGAAATACTATCACCTGTGTTTATTACTCTTACCTTTGCAGTTATTGTAGGTGAAAGAATGTCCTCATAATAATCAACACTAACAACACCTGATCTTAAATCAACAGTTCTCTCCTGATCATTTGATTCAAGTGTAAGTTCTTCAAAACTAGATGCTTCTGATGCTGACATATGTTAAAATAGAGATAAGGCGAATTGATCTTTAAGACTATTATTTTTTTGAACTATTGTTCTAGTTCTACTTTTAGTTCTCATTCCCATTTGTGTTTGAGATTGACCATTTTTGTTTCCAACAATCATCACCATATTTTTTGATTTTCTTTCTGGTGTTATCGTGGTGGTTTTTATTTCTTTCTTAGGTGCACTAATATTTAACTTCTTTTCAACTGGTGGTGTTTCTGATTTTTTTCTATCAAGTGCTTTTTCATACACGTCAAGTTTGTCTTGTTCGAACTCTATCTTTCTTTCATTTGCTCCTTTTTCCTCCATTTTATTAATTTTAGATTTAGTAGAGTCAACTTTTGATTCCAATTCATCAACTGTGTAATTGGTATCAACGTCAGTGAGAGTGAGTCTAATATATTTTTTATCATCTACCTCTGATGTCAACTCTTTATTCTCATCACCAACAATATCGATTCCAGTTCCCTCCTTCTTGATTGTATCCAGAGTCTTATTAAATTCATCAGATTTACCAGACAATGTTTCTTTCACATCAGATACACTTGATTTCTGTTCATTCTTCTTTTCTTCTTTTTTCATGTCTTCTGGTTTCTTATTTTTCATTCCAAGAAAACTTTTAACACCATCTAGAAGTTTATCTTTTATATTGTTAAATGAATCTTTTATTTTTCCAAACGCATTCTTAATTGCATCACCCATATCTGAGAACTCTAAATTTGATATAAAATTAAGAGCATTACCAATTACCTTACCAGTAGATTTAAAAAACCCTACTACTCCATCAAAAAATGCCTTAAACTTATCAACAATATCACGAATAACTTTAATAACTTTTTTAATAAAATTAATAATTTGAGGTAATTTATTCAATACAAATCCAATTAAAAGTGTCTGAATAATTGACATTAATCTTCCTACAGGTGTTTTTTCAGACCCCATTGATTTTTCACCTTCTCCCTGTTCTTGAAGTTTTTGTTGTTCTAAAAGAGCTTCTTTCTCTTTTCTTTTTTTATCTTCTCTCCTCCTTCTCTTCATTCTTATTCTCATCACTCTTATTTTCTTTTTTATTTTAATATTTTCCAGTATAGATTTTGAAAGATTATTACTGCTTTTGATGACACCCTTCATGGCGCCAGTAGATTTTGATGCTATCTTTGATCCTAAGTTTAAAACTGGTGATTCTGCCATGTTACACTAAAATATTATATTGAGTTTTTGCATATAATGTAAAATTATTATCAAAATTTGAGGAGGATATATTTGGTAATGATGTAGCTATTTCTTTATCTCCAAGTGTCGAAACTCCCCCACCACCAACATTTGTGGTTGCATCTACAATATTTGGAGGTGCTTCTTGAAGAGTGGAAACATCTTGTTTTTTAGGAACTGAATTTATAGTGGGTTCATATTTAGAACTCTTTAAGTTTAAATTACTTGATTTATATTTAATCTTACTAGGATCTACACCTGGAATATTACTGAGAACAGCGTTAATCTCCTCTTTAGTGTCATATTTTGATGGATCTTTCTCAATCTCAGACTTAACCATATCATACATTCCAAATGGAATAAGATTCTTATTATCCTCTAATACTACAAATGGATCAACTTTATCATTTTTTGTAGTATTTTCATTTACTACACTTGTGTTACCACTCCCATCTCCTTTAGGTTTATCATATCCTATCGTTCTACCTCTACTGTTTTTGATAGGTTTACCTCTTGTTTTTTCCAGTTCTAATTTTTTTTCTTTGTTTTTATTAAATAATTTTTTTAAACCAAGAAAAGCTCCTACACCACCAGCTACAGCCAATGCGATTAATCCAGCAGGACTAACTAAAAATGCCAATATCGCACCACCAATAGCAATAATACCAGTAACGACTCCTGTTATGATGGCTGGTAATGCCAATAAACCACCTTTTAATATTAAAAATATACCACCAACCACCGCAATTGATTTTATTAAAGTATTTCTCATATTCTTAAACGTCTCATCGTCACCAGACATTTTTGCCTGAATCATTTTAATTGCCTTATTTGTCACAAATCCCGCAAAAAGTGCCATGAAAGCTTTGCCTAAGTTACCTAAGACACCATTTACAGTTTTACCTACTGCCTCTACTGGTGCAAGTAGAGTTTTTTTTACTGATTTACCTACACGTTCCAGAAGTCCTTCTTTTTTATCAGCTTTATCACTCTCATCTCCTAATTGTTGTTGTCTATCTTCCTCTCTCTGTGAATCTTGTGCGTTTTCTGTTTGTGTTGATATTAGTTGAGCAACTCTATTTGTGTTTAATATTACAACTTTTTTTAATAAATTTATTTCTCTTGAATTTCTTTTTACTTGTCTAGCAGTGCGATCTAAATTTTTATTAAATATTTTTTGCGTGTTCAATCTCCTCCTTCTAAGAATAGGACCAGAACTAATACCTAAATTTTCATTTGCAGGAGAGTTATCCATTACCTTGTTGTCTTTGTTTTAAATTTTCTTCTTCAATATATTGTTCCAAAAGAGCAATATATACATCCTTTTCCCAAGGAATCATATTTTCAATCTCAGTTAGTGAGTATTTATGATGTTGCATCAAGGCAAAATTGACCTTATAGTATGACTCCAGACTTGCATGAGCCATACCTACTCGAAAAAAGACGATAACCCTTCTAAAACAACATCACTTTTAACTTTTGTTTCTGGATTTGTCACTTTGATAGTATGTGACAATTTAGGCATTGTATCAAAGAAATTTTCAATCTCTTTAAATTGTTTTGAATTTAATTGATCTAAAAATTCGGTCATCTCTTTCTTTGTGCAATCAGAAGATGTCCAAGACTCCTCTTCATTGTATATCTGGTCAATACATGAAATAATTAAATCAAATGACTCTTCGACCCCAATGTTACCACTCAAATCAAAATTACTTTTTATAAATTCTGATAATGATGGATATTTCATTCTCATTGTTAAATTTTCATCCAATTTAATATCTTTATTGTGATCAGGATGTTTTTCAATTTTTATCTCATCAAGTGGAATTATTACAGGAACTTGAGTTTTTTCATCATCAGGACATGTAACAATAACCTCTACATTTTCACCGACTGATTTACCTCTTATATTTAAAAAGAGATACTCAATATCAAAAGTTGATAGTTTATCTACTTTGATTCCTCTTGTTAGTATACAGTTATTGATTACAGATTTAATAGCATTAGTTATCTGCTTCTGATCTTCAGACTCCATGGCTATGATCAAAATCTTCTCCTCTTTAACTAAAAATGGTCGATATTTTATTTTTCGATCAGAAGAAGGAAGAACCAACTCATATGTCGGTGTTGCAATTTTTGGTAATGGCATAATGTTTATAGCACTTCAGTATCTTTATTTATAGCACTTTTTAAAAACCCTACAGAGCAAAAAATTTACGGAGTTTTTTTTGCCCGATTTTTGAAATTAAAGTTCATTTTTGTTTTATCTAAGAGCTAACCCTTGACGAAGGTTCTCACTTCTATTCCTATTATAGGATAAACTTGTTTCCTCACCTGCAATATATCTTTCATAACTGAACGTCACATTTGCTCTCAGAACATCAGAACCTCCATACTGAACAGGAGTAGATGAAAAATTAACTGGAAATAATCCAAAGAAAGTATACTCTACCTCTGAACGATAGTCAACATTAAACTTAACAATTTTTGTTTTGTCGCATTTATAACCTGAGTTCCCACGAGGATATCTCATACGATAGAAGTAACCTAAATTCCTTTTATCAACAGCTGGACTTTCAGATCCACTTGAGATATAATCCATCCAATGTTCAAAAAATTTAATCATTTTATAGTCCTTGTCAACATAAAATTCTAATGATAACTCTGTAAATATTCTTGTATGTGCAAACTTTTCCTGAACACCTGTAAAATTACCAAATATATCACTTGTTCCCAAAGTGCTACCTGGTATTGATGCTCGATTACAAAGTAATCCAGCATTTTCTATTATAAATCTTCTATTAACTCCTTTATCTCCAAGAAATCTAAAAAGATCTGGTGATAAACCATCAAAAAACACCTGATAATGAGATGTTTGTGCCACATTTGTCAGTATTGGTTTTATATCAGCTATTTTCTTAGGACGAACCATCTAAATACTTTATATTTTATCTTATATCTATTTAGATGTCATATAAGGGAAGATATAGACCATCCAACCCAAAAAAGTATAAAGGTAACCCATCAAACATAGTTTATCGTTCACTTTGGGAAAGAAAGTTCATGGTCTATTGTGATAATCATACTAAAATACTTGAGTGGGGGAGTGAGGAAATTGCACTTCCATATCGTTCACCCATCGATAATAAAGTGCACCGATATTTTCCTGATTTTTACATAAAGGTAAGAGAATCAAATGGTAAAATAAAAAGATATATCATTGAGATCAAACCAAAAAAACAAACAATGGAACCAAAGGTGAAAAAAAGAAAAACGAAAGGATATATTTACGAAGTATATGAATATGCAAAAAATCAAGCAAAATGGAAAGCTGCAGAGGAATTTTGTAAAGATCGTATGTGGGAGTTTAAAGTATTAAC